TTATTTTATCACTGCGGTTTTTATCAGTGATACATCATCGCGAATTGTGTCCAATTTTATCTGTAATTGTCCGATACCTGTTTCCAGTATCGTCGTGCGATTTTCCAATGTTGTAATGCGTGTGTCGGCGCGTTGAATGTCCGCCAGCGATGAATCTTGGCGGGCAACCCAATAAATCAGACCGCCGATAAAGGCGATTAAAAACCAACTGTCGCGCAGGGTTGCGATTATTCCGCCCAGCGCATTTGTTTCCTGTTTCATTTTCGCCCCCGTGATATCATATTTTCAATCATGTGCACCAATGCGCGCTGGGATTCCAGACCGCGCAATTCAGCGTCGGTGGCATTCGGCCCCAGCACGCGTTCAACCGTCATTCGGCGCAGGTGTTGCAGCACCGCCGCACCCGACGCGGTTGAAAATGTACGTGCGTAATTCTGTTCAATTTCGTTCATAATTTTTCCCCATGGTTAAATCAAGTTTTCCGACACTGCCATTTGGGCAATGGGTGCAATGTATTTCAGTTCTGCGTCACTGTTCAGTACAATCGGCGCAATCACCCCGCGACGTGACAAAATCTGTAATCCGCGGTCGGTCAGTGGTCGAATAAATTCGTGCAGCAGTCGCCCATATGTCGCGCCCAAGATTCGCATCATATCGGAATTTCGCGCCATAATTTCGGTCGCGGTCATTTCTTTTTCAGACAGCAATCCCAACCGGTCGGCCAACAGCGCGTGGCGAATCCGTTCGCGCAGGTCTTTTAATATTATTTGCGACACGTCAAAATCCGCGCCCGACGACAGTGGGGTCAGACCTGATGACCCGACGGCCTTTGGTATAATTGCCCCAGGGGTCAAATTGATGTTGTTCAGGTTGATGACGCCGTCATCGTCGGCCTGCCATATGCCGGAAACGGCGATGGTCGCGTTTTTCAAGACCAATTCAACAACCTTGTTCGCGGTCTTGATATCTGGCAATGCGCGCAGGACGGGCCCGCGGCCGTATTGTTCGCCACTCAGCACACTCCACCGGAAAATGATGTATGGATTGGTTTCAAATGTTCCGCGTGCGACGATATTATTTTCAATGTCGCCACCGACGTCCAACCATGCGGTGAAATCCGTACCAACCAGTGATTGCACCAAACGCAATGGCGTCGCGGGGTCACGCTTTATCTGGTCGGCAATGTCGGCGGGCGGTGTCCATGTTGGGTATTTTTCCAACACTTCGCGTGCCGGCATTGTGGCGGTATGAAATACCGCGTTTGGCAAAATCGCGATGTCGCGCATTGGTACGGCCGTAAACGAAAATGCCGATGATGCGCCGATTGGCGTTTCTGACATAAACAGGCACGCCGTTCCCAAAATCACCAAGTCCAAATAGCACTGGTGAATGGTGGTGTAAAAATTCGAATCATTCAGATTCGCGCGCAATGCCGCCGTTGCAGCGTCTGCATCGGGCGATGCGTCACTTTCCGGAATCAGTGTCAGCCACAGTGATTCTGGTGGTGTCATCAATGAATAAATTGATGCCGCCAAATTATCCACCGCATCGGCGGCGGTTGCATCAAACAGCGTGGCGGCGTCCGCGTCCGATGTCGGCATAGTGTAACGCATTGCGGCGTCCCATCGTGCCAACCATGGTGCGCGCACGTCCAGTGCGCGCCGATACATTTGTTCCAAGTTATTTTGCATGTTTACTCCTTTGCTGTATTAAACATTGAAATTAGTGTTTGCTGTGTATGCGCGGGGTGCATGACCCGCGGGGCGCACGGGGGTCGGCGCGATTGTAATTGCGCCCGCCACCGCGTCCAGTCCATCGTCGTGGCCCGTACCAATCGGTGACCAACCCATCATTTCAGCAACAAACGGTGTTTGTGTTATTTTGCGGTGCGCATACAATCGGCCCGCGGCCAATGTTGGCTCTATCGCGTCCAAGATTCTGTCCACCTTTGGTCGATTGTTTGTAATCCGCGTGATTGTGATTGGTATGCCGGCACGGGTTGCCGCGTCGCGCATTATTTCTGGCAATGCATTTCCGATGCCATTTGTTTCAATCGTGATGCGCCGCATGTTATATCGCGACAAAAATTCCAGCACACAATCGCACTGGTGCGCCAATGGATGCGTGTCGCCATCAGACACCGTCATGTACAAAATATCGTGAATAAAAATGCAACGTGATGCATCGTCACGATACAGAATTACGCACACACTGCCATCACGGCCACGACGCCCGCTGGACGGATCCCAATATGCCGCCGCGCCTGTAATTTTATGCGCGCCGATTTGCGCGATGTGCGCGTCAAACGTATCGTCGTATAATTGCAATGCCCCAGGGTCAAGGCGCGCACGCGTCGGCGCGACGGGCTGTAATAACATCTGGGATGCGAAATGACGTGGGCCGACAGCACCCCGCAATTCTGCAATGCGGGCGGGCGGGAACAATTCAGGCCACGCTGACGCACCCGTCGCATCAATTATTGGTATTTTCAATACGTTGTACCCGCGCAAAAAAGGCGTTGAAAAACCAAAATTTTTAGATACTATATCAGACATGGATTTTACCCCTAAAACTTTACCGACAAATTTGGAGGCCGAACAGGCCGTCTTGGCAGCGGTGCTGATGAACAACCGCGCACTGGAACGCATTTCTGATTTCTTGAAAGCGGAACATTTTTCGCACCCCGCACACCAAGAAATTTACAAGTTGGCAGAACGTCAATTTGCCGCCGGCATTCCGTTTGACATCATCACGGCGAAAAATTATCTGGATCAACAAGGAACGTTGGAATCCGTTGGTGGGGTTGATTACCTGACCCAGTTGGCGGGTGCGGGCGCGACGGTTGTCAATGTTGAGCAATACGCGCGTATCGTATATGACAACGCACTGCGCCGTGAACTGATTGAACTGGGGCAATCAATTACCGACAACGCATTTGTAGAGGATTTAGATAATCCCGTCACCACCCAGATAGAGGTTGCCGAGCAGAAATTATTTAATTTGGCATCGGCCGGCGAATCCAAGCGCGAGGTTGCGCCAATCGCAACCGCGTTGGCGGGCGCATTGAAAGAGGCCGAGGTTGCATACAAGGCAGATGGTAAACTGTCCGGTCTGACCACGGGTCTGAATGCATTGGACAAATCCATCAGTGGTCTGCATCACAGTGATTTGATTATTATCGCGGGTCGTCCGGCAATGGGTAAAACAACGCTGGCGATGAACATTGCGTTCAATGCCGCGAATGCTATTTTATCGGGTCGTGCCAATGAACAGTACAAGGGTGCGGTTGTATTTTTCAGTTTGGAAATGTCCCAAGAACAGTTGGCGGCGCGTGTGCTGTCGTCACAATCCAAGATTCCGGCAACCGCCATGCGCGAAGGGTCTTTTTCTGACGAAGATTTCTTGAAAATGACCCAGTATGCACAGGCAATCAGTCGCGTGCCATTGTTCATTGACGATACCCCTGGTATGTCTGTGCCGATGATTCGCACGCGTGCGCGTCGCTTGGCCCGCAAATGTGGCGGAATCGCATTGATTGTTATTGACTATCTGCAGTTGATGACGTCCCCTGGTGGTCGCAAGAACGACAACCGTGTTCAGGAAATTTCTGAAATCACACGTGGTCTGAAAATGCTGGCCAAGGAATTGGATGTGCCGGTTATCGCCCTGTCCCAGTTGTCACGTAGTGTTGAAAACCGCGATGACAAACGTCCACAGTTGGCGGACTTGCGTGAATCTGGTTCTATTGAACAGGACGCCGATATTGTTATGTTCACGTACCGCGAAGAATACTATTTGGAAAATCGCGATCCGTCACAACGCATTTCGGGCAACACAAATGCCAACATTCAGGAATCATATCAAAAGCGTTTGGAACGTGCCCGTGGCAAGGCCGATGTTATTATCGGCAAAAACCGTCACGGCCGTCCTGAAACCGTGCGCACGGCATTCTTTGGCGATTACAGTTTGTTCGACAATTTGGACGAGGTCGAGGCCCGCGGTGAAAACGGTTATTCCGACGACGCGCCCGCACCAACGTCGATGCCTGATGATGGTGGCGCACCAGAACAGATTGATCCATCAGCATTCCCAGACGAATTTTAATTATTTCCTTGCGGCGCGCGCGAAAATTGACTAATATTTTGTCAAGAAATATTTAATCAGGAGTTCTGCGATGGCCCAAGAAGAAATCATATTTCCAAATAATATCAGAAACATTCGTATGGCAACCGGTATGAAGATGACCGAATTGGCACGCCAATCACATCTGTCTTTGTCCGCCGTGTCCAAGATTGAAAAAGGTGTCCGTCGCCTGAACCAAAAACAGTTGCTGAATATCTGCAATATTTTGGGTTGCAAGTTGTCCGACATTTTCATCAAAGAAGATGATGCCGTCGCCGACCAGTGGCAGAGTGAAATTAAACGCCGTCTGAACGACAACGAAGACAGCGGTCTGAAAATCTTTGGCAGCGGTCTGCGCAAGATTCGTCAGCAGACGGGCAAGACCATCGCACAGGCCGCCGCGGATGCTGGTATGACACTGTCCGTCTATCACAAGATAGAGGTTGGTCAGCGCGAAATTTACCAAAACGAAATTGAACCGTTGGCGAAATCTTTTGCAATGAGTGCCGAAAAATTATTCGACAAGATTGCCAACCTGTACAAATCCGGCGAATTGAACAAGCAAATCAGCAAGGTCAAAGAACGCGTTAAATCCGTCTTGATTCCGGACAATCCGGCGTCTGGGATTGATATGCATGGCGGGCTGTATGGCGCAAAATTGTATGACAGTGCGCGCAAGAAACTTGTCCCAGTATTCGGTGTGCCCGATGGCAAATCAATCACATTCAAAAAATCCGACGAAACCATGATTGTTGCCCCCATGCCGTTGGAGGGCCGCAGTGGTATCTATGCCGTGATTCCAAATTCCAAACGGTTGGGCGGATTCGTTCCAGAACACGCGTATGTGTTTGCCGATGCCACAACTGCGCCCGCGGTTGGCGATTTGGCGGTTTGCATTGATACCGATTTCGACAAATTAGAACCTGATGCGGTTGCCACGGCCCAGATTGTCAGTGTCCGTCAAGATTCCAAGGGCAAAGTTTATGGTCAGATTGCATCGCCCGAAGAAAAGATTATTGGCCACACCATGCACAAGGTTATTATGATTGTTATGGAATAACCATTTCAAACGGAGAGAGATATGAAAACCAAAGCCAGCACAGTTGCCCAGAAATTACTGAACCTGTACCGCCAAGAACACGTTATATTTGGCGGTTGGGCGGCGGTGAATCAAGTATTTGTTGCCGAGGCCGACAATGATGTCATGCGCGAATTGCGCGCGTTGCCAACGGGCAAAATGCTGATTCAGCATATTGAAAATCTGCGCAGCGGGAAAACACCGATGGATTCCATTGAGCGCGAACTGTTGCCGTATGGCGGAACAATGGATCAATCCGTGGCGACAATTTCCCTGACACCGACGGAAATGTCGGAACTGGAATCCGGTATAAATGCATTTACCCCCGACGATGCGGGCTTGGAACGTATTCAGAACCTGAGCGTTGTCAAACGGTTCGGCAATGAGTGGACGGTTGCAATTCGTGCAGCATTGGCGACGCGCCCTGACCTGTTGCAAAAATGGGCGGTCATTACCAAAACATATCGCGCGTACTATCTGTGGCATGTGGCAACAGATATGTTGAACCAGCCATTGTCCGAACGTGCGCACGCGCAATTACAGGCCGATATGCCCGAATACGAAACGTATCTGCCGCTGTTTGGCGATGCAGGCGAAGAATTACTGCACAAACTGCGTGCGTTTATCAGTGTTCGCGAACCGATTTCATCTGACAATGCGCCGGATGCGCCAACATCTATCTAGTCCCCATCGCTGGTACGATATATCGTATCGGTCGTGTGTGGTGTGCCGATATAAATCATTGTGCCGGTGGGCGACAAAATAAATTCCAATTCACGCAAACGCTCACGCAGGTTTTCGCGTTTCTGGGCGGTGTTGCATGTATTTGGCACTTCCACATCATCACAGATTATCAGGTCGGCGCGACTGCCGGTGATATTGCCCGCGATGCCGGCGCATATAACCGATGGTTCACGAATACCCACGGGGCGATTGATTGTTATTCTGTCGCACGCCCATGCACGGCGACCGCTGGGAATCATATCGGCACAACGCGGATGATTTTCCAATATGTTACGAATGTGCCCCACCATACGCGATGCCAGCGTGCTTTCCGCCGATAAAATCAAGATTCGATATTCTGGGTGCATGCACAACACGCATGCGGCAAAGATTCCAACGACCGTTGATTTGCCCGAATGGCGAAACGCCATCAGCAATCCACGATGCGGCGGTTGCATCAAAACGTCCACCAAGAAATTCATTATCTGGCGGTGATGCGCGGGCGTCGTCATATTTAATACCGCGTTCCATTCGTCCATAAAATTACAAAACGCCGTAGTCATCGCGATTTTCGTTCGGGGCCGCGTCTGTAATCGCCCCATAATCATTTATCAGTTTCGGCAATGCCCCGTCCAATACCGACACCAGATTATTGTACAGGCCCATCACGCCACCACCCGACAGTTTATCTTGGACAACGCGCAGGTTATAATCCAAAAACGATTTCACGTTATCAAACGTGTTTGCCCACTGGGTCAAATCCACATCAACCGCGTGCAGGTCACGAAATGCCTCTAATAAAAAATTAAAATCGGCGTTCAGGGCGGCGACATCAATCGGCAGGGTTGGCTGGTAATCAATCACGCGCGCCAGCGCAATGCGGCGAAATATATCGATGTTGGTATTTGCCGCGGGCGCGGTTTGAAATACGATTGTGCCACCCGAAAAATCGTCGTTTGGCACAACCGAATAAATGCCAGCACTGTTCGATTGCAACGCGTCATCAATCGCAACGTGGACATCCGCATTTTGAAAGAATGGAAATGCAAACTGAAATTCCGTCGTCGCCCCATCGCCAGTATATGATATTTTGTACATGCATACCCCCAATCGTTATCCGACCAAATCGTCAAATCTGGTCAGCAATGTTTTCAACAGGTTTGGTTTTGTTGTCTTGATTTTGCGTAATTTTTCAATCGCATTGCGACGCTTTTCATCGTATGGCTGTTCCGTTTCAGACGTCAGACGGCGCAGAACCGCCCCTTCGGTCATGCCACGGTTTGACATACCAGATGCGCCGTATTTTGCGCGCTGGGTCGCCAATGCTTTTTTTACCAAATTCACCTTGGTCTGTTCATCGGCCGCCATGTCTGCCAGAATTTTCTGACGTTGCGATTTGGCCTCTTGCTTGTTTTTCTTGTAATCCAGAACGGATTGAACATCTGATACCAACTGTCCCATAATTTGTCCTTTTTGTTTGGTGGTTAAATCGTATAGTTTCCGTAAATCGTTACCGACTGAATGGTTATCGGTAATTGGTCATCACTGGTGATTGTCCATGGCGCAACGCTGGTATCGCGTGCCCAGCCCAGTTGCGACACATGCACATCACCGGTGTATCCCGAGTTCCCCTGCGCCGCGTTTGGAATATCGGCACACACACCATTTATCAGCAACGAACGCGTGTCCATCACGCGCGCCGTTACGCGACGAACGCGGGCACGTGCCGCATTATGCCCCGATGCGCGCAATGGCACGCCCGATGCCAATACCGAAAACGGCAATGAATCACCATCAGATAACGCGTCTGATGAAAATTTTTCCAACCAGTATTTATCACCACGGCGAACAACGACGTATGTATAGTCACCCAAAACCGCAACAGATATAAATTGGCCACGGGTCTGGTACGCAGACCACGCCGATATATTCAGTGCCGCGTTATGGTTCAACACCGCCATATTACCGTCCGCCATCACAACAAACAGTTGCCGTGTGGATTGGTTATATGCAATGTCTGTGGGTGACATCATTAAATGTTTGGCATACGCGCACAGGTCGGTTGCACTGTAATTTTCGCCTAATTCGTCCAAGCATAATTCGCGAATATCGCGACCACTGGCAGAAATGAATATTGTCGCGCCTTCTATCTGTTGCGGGGGCAAATATCGTGATGCCACACTGCCCACAGATGTGTGCTGTTTTATATCAACCGATGATGGTGTCAGTGGCTTGTTCGCAATCGCCCATTCACCAACGGTGGTCAATATTTGCAGGTTATCACTGCTGACCACGGTACAGATTTGCTGACGCTGGCGGGACAACAAGGTAATAAAAATCGCCTGATCGTCCAGACCAGTCCCCACATCAAAATCATTATGCCGCCCCACCCCAGACAGCCATACACCAGATGGGTAATCACGCGCGCCACCAAACACCAATCGGTCTTGGTGGAAAGTAATGCTGACCGGCCAACCACGACGGGTGCTGAATGCGGTCTCGCGCCAATCGGTGATGGGGGCGGTGGGCAATGTGAATGCCCCGTTGGTACGCATCACCGCAACGGTCGGGCTGGTGACCTGATGCACAGTCCACTGTTTGTCCATCAGTAAAAATGTGCCACCGACACAATCGTCGTTCCAGAATGCGTCGCTGGTTGTAAATATCGCAAAATTATTACCGGCACTGTTTGCGGTAACGGTGATTTTTATATCGCGCGTGTCATCAAATCGCATGAATGGTATATGAAGTGTCATATCATCGTCACTGCGTGCAAATTCAAATGTGGTCAATTCAAACCCAGTTTCCGTTTTGCGCAATGTGCGCGGCTGGTATTCCGGATGCACAAAAATCATTGTGCCAAAACGCTGGGCATATTGAATCTGTGCAATATCCGCCGCCGTCCACGGTGCAATGATATCGCACACGCGGGTCGCGCCGCTGTACACATTGATGTGTCCCGCCGTTATTGCCAGAATGTATTCGTCATCTTGACCGACCGAGAAAGATATCAATCGCGCCGACGCGTCCAATTCGGCAACGCGGCACAATCCCGCACGACGGCGCAGACCGCCCCCAGCAATAACGTCCATATTGACCAATGCGGACAGGCCAGACAAATTATCGTGCGTATAAAATTCTGGGGCAATATCGCCATTGGCAAATGAACTGGTCGTTTTTACAAAATTTCCCATGTGTTCCCCCGTAATCCTAGAATCGTGCATTTATCAGTGAAAAGTTTTCAATACCCGCGACGGTGGTCGTGGTGCTGTCTATGAATTTTGCAGATTGCAATTCCGCGTCATATAACGCCGCCAGTGTTCTGAATATTGTTTGATCACCGGTCAGTGGCACACAAAATTCCATTGCCAATTTTGTCGCAACCAGTGATGCGAAATATGCAGGATACGCATCGGGCGCAACACGGGTCAGACCAACAATCGTTATGTGGTCTGGCTGGGCGGTGATGCGATTGCCAATAATTGCATTGCCACCGGTATGCGTCACGCGCAGACATTCCGACGGAATTAAAAAATCGCCATCGGCGTTTTTGGTCAGTTCAAATTTCTTGGTTGCAAATCGCCATGGATGCACCGCAATCAGTGCATCGGTCAACGGGTCAAACAATGTGCGCGCCAGTTGTGCGGCGGCCGTATCGTCCAACAACGACTGGATTGGTTTTTCGCCCAATTTCAGTAATGCCATTGAACACAAATCTATTTTGGTCAACATGATAATATTCCCCTGCTTTATAAATAAAAACGGGGTCGACATACATCATGCCGACCCAACATACAATAAATTTTAGATGCGATTACGCCAATGCGGCGGTTGTAACATTGCCAGACGCAACAGCAACCTTTTTCAGTGATGTATTATCAGACGCATTGATAATCACAATGTCGCCGGTGTTCATCAATGTTTTAACATCGTTGAAATAACCACTGGCCGTGATTGTTGCCATCGTTACGTTTTCGGCATAGTGCCACAATGTAAAACCATTTGCATACGCAATCACAGACAAATTTTTATTCTGAAAAGCCATTTATTTTCCCTTTGGTTATGTTTATGTGGAACTGGGGGTTATTCGCCGTCAGCGTCTTTGCATTTCATGCGAACGATACCGTCACCATCAATCAGAACCGCCCCTTGGGACATGCTGTTGCTGATAAAGTGTGCGGCGCGTTCACCGTGCCATGAAATATCGGTCTTGACCTCTTGGCCACAGGCATGACCAATACTGGTTGCATGATAGATAAAGCAATCACGCTTTGTCGTATCTGACAATGGCAATGCGTTATACAGCACCCATGTAATGCCCAACCATTTCTTGGACGCGCCACCCGATATCAACGGCAGGTCATTGCCCACATAGTCCGCCGATACAAATTCTGTGATGCCCAGTAATTCTTTCCACTGGTGTACACCGACAACTGCGAAACGACGACCGTCATCGGGAATATCTTTCTTGTTCAATTCTTCGACCGCGGACAAGATTAAATCTTTGGACAGGCCGGCTGAATAATCCCCCACAGATGCGGTTGCGCCCGACATTGCATTCACAATCAGTTCATCGGTCTTGCGCCCCAATGCGTATGCACCGGCACTGGCGACAACACGACGTTCGTCAATATTGGTTTTCAATTCGTCCAATGCGTCAACCCAATCGCCGGCATAGTAATCTTGTAACACGCATTCAACCGGTTCGTGATTCAAATTCATAACCGGTACAATACCATGACGTGATTTTGTTGCGGCCGTGCCACGACCAACCTTTTGAAATGTTGTTGATGCGCCGATGACACCGGATTTACTGCGCACTGTGCCGCGCAATTTAGTGCCCATTTGCTGGTACGCCAAATGAACGTCGGCTTCGAATTGTTTGATAAAAACATTATCGATTGAAACAGACAT